ATTATGCGATTCTCTGTTGCAAACTTTATAGGTTTCCACATATTATCAAAAACAGATATTTCATAATAGTCCACGTCAGTTCTTCTATTAAATAAATTCATCTTAGTAGTAGATATTCCATCCATGTAAGAAGGATAAAACTTCGGATATGTTGGTGTCATCTCATGCGCAATTGCTGCACTCGAAGACAGTATTAGCGAAAGTATTATTTTGCGATACATTCTGCAGTCACAATTGCCGTATAGTTTCCTGCAGGAAATGATGTGTCAACGCCATAAGTTGCAGTAGAAGAAGCTGTAATCCAAACAGATCCAGCAACAGTAAGATCATATTCTGTCACATTATCATATACGACCTTATTGGTTTCATATACAGACATATTACTATCGCCAACGCTATCTACTGTCGAAGATCCTGTCCATGCAACTGAGTCTGGCAAAGATGGGCTAGACGAGAAGCTATCCGGTGTAGTGATTCTTGCTAGATAATAACCTGCTGCAGAAGTATCTACTCTAATTTTTGGAAGAACACCTCCATCTGACGATGCAGTGCTCAATTGATATGGATATGGAGATCCATAAACGCCTTGTGTTTCAGTGTAAACTGAACATTTTGATTGTACTGTTCCACTTATGGGCACATCTTCGGCGAATGCAACACCTGAAAGACTTAACATCCCTATAGCTATATATTTTTTAAACATACTTTCTCTCCAGTTGTTCCTACTATTTATCGTATTGAGAACGTACCAGAGATCTGTGTTTAGCGTCACCTGCTAAATTGTTCAATGCCCTCGTATTGTCAATCAATTCACCGCCATCTAAATTGACTACATCTTCATAAACTCCACCATATAATGCGGTGTCATAATATAATTGAAATTGTTGAGGAATCTTATTCAGTTCAGCCAACGCTTTGGCTTGTAATTTCGAAAACTCTTTCATCGATTCATTATCGGAAGCCATTTCATTCATTTTCTCATCATCTTCTGAATCTTCTTCTTGCTCAACTAATTTTTCTTCCTCTTGCATTACTTCTTGATTTAATGCATCTTGCACTTCTTTTGTGTTATATGGGTCAATGATATCATCTTGTATTCCATTCTCCAAAACCCATTGTCTCCTAGCATCTGCATATCCAGAGCAAGAAGGGTCTGTTAATGGATCTAAGCAGGGATCATATTGATAGTTATAAATTACTGTTGCATCTGATACTTTCCCATCCCCCTCAACTGAAATTTCACCATCACCATATCTGCTTCCTAATATTCTTTCTAGGGGCAAAGCCTTTGTTATGGTTGCTCCTGGAAGTTGATTCCAGTTATCAGTATTCTCCATAATATATCCATCGCCTTCAGTATCTTTATTTCTAATATGCACACTACCGTCAGTGTTTGCATCTTTTTCGATTGTGTATCGATAAATTAATCCATTCACTATCAAATTAGTTTCAGAAGGCAACAAGCCAGTCATTGACCATTGCAACCCATTAGCGGCGGCATTATTTGTTTGTCCTGTTATAGTCTCAGAGTAGCAATAAGATGAGTAAAGAGCCAAGACTACCCAAACCCCAAAGAGTCTTTTTAGTTGTTTCATCTAATTCCTCGTTCTTAATTTCTTCTGCTGGCTGCTCGCCCTCATTGGCATTCCAAGCAGCTTTTGCTGCGTCTCCTACCATTCCATCAAATGGGCATGGAGTTCCTGCTTGCATCATAGCCTCAAATATTCTTGGATCCTGACACATCACTGAAACAGCTGCTACTTTCATACCCATATTATAAAGTTGTCTGGCATTCTTCAATTTTTCGCAATTCATATCTCTCACAGTAGCTCCAGCAGAAATACCTAAGATTTGAGTCTGCACAGCACCAGCCACACCAACAGTACAAAGGTCTGAATTAGATGCATTAATTGTAGGAGAAATTGCTGATGGTGGAGGAGAATATACTGTAGTTGTAGAATCGCTATTAGAAGTAACGGTGCTAGTATTCTCTGTCACAATTGGTTCGCTAAAAGCAACGCTTGCAAATAAGATGAACATCATAATCATCATGAATCTAAAAAACATATCTTCGCCCATTATATTATCACAACCCTATTTATATCAATTATAATTTTACGCAGATTGCTTGTTGACCATCAGGGAAGTGTCCAGAAATGCCGGATAATTCAGTTCCGAGAGATTCTCTAGCATAGAAGCATTTAATCATATCTGTATGGGTGCTATGCTTTTCAACATAAGGGTATGTATCATATATGTATACGAATAATAAAACCCACATTATAATTCACTCTCTTTATTGTCCCATGGCTGCATGCCCGAATATGGAGTAAAACTATTTCCAGGAAGAACTAAACAAGACATGCCTCCACCCCAACTCAATACTATAGCATATGATCCGGTTTCTTGATTTACGAACGTTTGCATAGCTCCGGTAAACGTTTTATCTTTTTGTGAGGAAACTGTACCATTGCCGCTAAACAATAGACCTTGTTTCCATGTTTTCATTATTTCATACATATCTGCAGTTGGTGCACAAGGAACTTTCATTAGTATATAATCTGGCTTTTGATTTTCTTGAGAAAATGCTATCGTTCCTACAGCTACGACCAGAAAGAAGCAGTATATAAACGTCGCTAAATAAAGTTTATTCCACATGGTAATATCCTTTCATAAAAAAGAGGAGCTAACCATGGCTCCTCACGTGCGTATTACGGCGCAACCCGAACCACATTCTATATAGGCGAATTAAAAGCTAAATTCCGCACCGATAGTGATTTCTCCCCGCTTTTCAGCAGACCAATCATATGAGGTTTCACCATATAATTCGAGATTTTCCATCAACATTTTATCCAAACGGAAGTTGAATACTGGATCATCAAGAGCTGTATCGGCAACGAATTCGTTGTCGTATACTGACAAAGCAATATCTGCAGTCAAATCAAATCCTGCAAAGACATATCCAATTTCTGGAGTCGCCACAAGAGTAGTTTGCTCTGCATCTACTTTATGTTCTGCCACAGTAGTTGCGCCAAAATGCAATCCTTCAGCGGATGCGAATGATGCAGCCAAGATTGCTGCAGTTGTTAGTAGTACTGTCTTCATTTTTCTCTCCTTAGAATGACATGCCACTTTTCTGTTGCTAGGCAAGTGACCAGCCCCCTGTGTTATGCAGCTAGTGCGTAATCAGATGGTGCAAAGTTATCGTTTGCATTTAGTTTGTTTGACCTAATATCGTCAGTCACCACGGTAAACTCCACTTCACTTTCACACCTGTCGATCCTAGTTCGCCCCCATCATAAACACACTTTATGTTAACGAGGTTCTTACGTTATGTGGACTGCCTCAATAGTGTGTTTATGGTGGAAGCGTTGGGTACTGCCCCCAAGTCCAGTATGTGTTCACGTTGCTTCAACGCCTACAGTTTAATTTATAATAGATTTTGTTAAATATCAAGAACTTTTTTTAATATATAAAAATCGTTGCTAATTAGCAACTATAGAAATTGCTCTAGTTCTGGAGCTTTCCATCCTTCTGGCTTTAACACTTTACCGTCTTCACGTTTGCGCACTTTGCCTGTTTCAGGATCAATCTTAGCAAAGTTTGTATCCATTACTTCTTTCCAAGCACCTTCACCATCCATTTCACCAGCACGAATAGCTCCAATGGTAACTACAAGGATATCTATTAATGCATCTAATTGTTCTACACGATCATTAGCTGCAACAGCTTGCAGTAACTCATCCATTTCCTCATCAATCAAACTCAAATACATCTTATAATTGTCATTGCTAGGTTCTTGGTCACATGCACCTTGAAACTTATCAATGTCATAGAACACATTAGTCATTCATCTTTTCCTTCCAATATTATATTTCGCAACTAAATTCCAATTATCTTTTTCTTTAAATGGTAAAATTTTAATTTGACTTAAAGAAGTCACTGGGTCTTTCGACTTATCTTTCTCAACAAGAGATACCAGACCCCACTCCTCCAATAAGTTGGAGATAGCATTTCTTCTGCCCATATCTTCTTCACTGAAGTTATTGGGTTTACCATCAAGCATAAACAATTCTTTGAAGTGCACGATATAATATCGACCTTGTTTATGCAAAATATGGCATGATTGGTAGATTGTTTTATCTTTTCGAGAAGCGACACCAATACGTGTTAGTGTTTCTCTAATTTTAAGAAAATCGTCTTCATTTACGAGACGGACTTCGATCATTTCATCCAGCATTCCTTCCACCCTTTTCCACCTTTTTTCTTATTATTTTTATTTGGTCGTCGGTGAGAACGGAAAGCGCCTGTCTGGCTTTCATATCATTATAACCATAGAACAATTTAATCACTTCCACGTCACCAGTCTTTTCTTTTTTAGCCCATTTAGCAAATCGCTTTTTTGGTCTGATAGTATTTAGTAGATAGTGAAATTGAAGCTTCTTATCCGTATTGTGGCGAACATTCATTTCATTGGCTTGATACACTGTATCGGCGAAGTTAGATAAAGACCGATTGGTGAGGAAGGGATCATAACCCTTCTCAGCCAACCGATCATTATCAGTGCCACTCATCAAATCTTTTTTAGATTGATTTATAGCATTCACATAGTCAAATGGATTCATTTCCACTCAACCTCTACCATCATTTCAGCAAACATCGCCATCATATTAATTTCATGATCTGCAACGAAAGCTGATTTGTACTGATAGTCAGCGAGAGTAACAACAACTTGAGGGATAGACCGAGCTGAAACATGATCATACATATTATCATATATCTTTCGAAATATGTCTGCTCCATCTCCTTCAATATTTTGTGCTGCCCATTTCCTAACGGTGGTGAAGTCCTTAGCTTTGAGACCATTGATGAGTTCTTTAATTTGAACATCAACAAAATTTGACAAGATACCAGAATCAATTTTTCCAGTACCACTGTATCTCTGCAACTCATTAAGAATTCTTCTGTTGTCTGGGAAATGCTTCTTGACAACTTCAACAACCACCTTTTTATCATATTCAATACTCTCGGTTTCTAGAATATGACACGAACGCTTGAACATCTGCGCAGCCATCTCAGGCTTATCGTCTTTGGACAGACGAAAGTTTATTACTGAGCATCGAGAATGAAGAGGATCGATAATCTTTTTCTCGAAATTACATGTCAGAATAAATCCACAGTTAGAGCTATACTCTTCCATGAAATTACGCAATGCTGGCTGCACAGTTTCAGCGTTTAGATAATCAGCTTCATCAAGTATTACATACTTGCGCCCACCAGCGAGAGACATCGATGAAGCAAAGTTCTTTATTTTCGTTCGGAGAGTGTCGATTAAACGACCCTCATCCGAACCATTGATCACAATATAATCACAACCCAACTCATCAAGCATGGCTTTGGCAATGGTGGTTTTGCCGACTCCAGCACTACCAGTTAACAATAGGTTTGGCACATTTTGTTGATCAACAAACGTTTGGAAAGTCTGCTTTAGACTTTCAGAAAGAATAGTGTCGTTCACAGTTTTGGGTCTATACTTTTCAACCCACAAGAAATCCTCATTCATAATATAATTATCTTTCATTATTTAAAATTATCAGTAGTTTCAGCTTCTGCATTCTTCAGAGCGTCAGTCAATCCTTTCCTCATTGTTGCGACAGGAAGAAGTTCTTCCCCATTAATTGCGCCACGTTTTGCCACTGTGTCTATCATCTGCACCAAAGCTTTGGCAACATCCGAACTTATATCAACCATTATAATCTGAACCTTTCTCAGTAGCAATCCAATATTCAATCATCTCACCTTTAAAGTGCGAAATACCTTTAGATGATACTGTAACCTGATAGTCGTCAGAAATCAACTTCATATTTTCAGGACGAAACACAAACTGAAAAACTGCATCTGTCGTGCCAACTTCACGGCTGTATTCATTTGATGATGGGTTTTGGATATCAGTTGCTGTGACAGTAATCACACCATCAGAACCACGAATAACGATATTGGGAAGTTGTAGTTGATTGGCTGCATTACGAACCTTTGCGAAATCATCAGAGGTCATGGAAAATGAAACTTCTTTAGATGGCAATTCTAAATTTTTCTCCGGAGGAGTAGTTACCATAGAAGGATCTGTATATGTATAGCGAGAACGTGTTGTCCCTTCGCTGACAGTAACAGCAGATTCTCCAAATGTATAGTCTGGATCTTCGAAGATTGAGTCTAGCCCCAAAAACTGATTGAGCTCATAGACAGCAAAGTCTTGAGGAAATGCCTCATTCACCACTGCTTGTGCTAAAATATTTTTTGCTTCAGAAATTGTCCGAAGAGTGTTTCCTTGTTTGATTGCAATCGACTGATTGATTGTTGAAAAGTTTTTAAGAACGTTCAATGTGTTATCACTAATTTTCATGTTGTATCTCCATCCTGTAAATCATGAGTATATAATGCAAGTATACCATAATGTATAATCTTTATCAAGTCTTTTCTTGCGTCTTCAGATGTACCTTTTTTACCATACCGATTAGAATACTTGTCAATATTTCCCATACAAAAGCCAGTACCATGCCCTCTGGAAATAATTACTTCTGTCGACTGAAATTTGTTTTCTGAATAGTGTCCTCTATATGTAGAGTCAATATAATCAGAAATCTCATCCAGAAGCTCATCTTCTTTAAATTTATATTCAATTGTCATTATTCACCCCCAAACATGGAAGTAGAATCGTTTGTTTACAATATCTTGGAAACTCATCATATGTCATCGCAATTATAATTGGTAACCCTAAAATAATAAATGCGACAATGCCAGATGCCCATAGAGCACCTTTAATATCACCTCTTGTTTTCATCTCACACCGTTATATCAATTGTTGAAGTTCTTCCTGCTATCTTTAAAGCATACTCTTCCCTCAAATATGCTTTCTCTGCATAATTTCTTCGATCAAGAATTTCATGCCATTGTTGTAGCAGGTCCATATTAACTGAAGCTCTTGTAGAAGGTTCTACAACCCTCAACTTTGGTTTTTCTCTTGGGGGTTGTATGTTCTCAGAATTTGGGTACACATTAGGGTGCCCAAACGTCGAAGAAAGCATAGCTTGTTTTATTTCATTTGTCATAAAGATCTCGTTTTGTAATAAGAGCGATACACTTCGGTAATTGTTGCTTGATCTTCAATTTCTTCAATAACAAACTCATCCCGAGACTGATCGCCAATGCGAGTCGCATCTTCATTA